ATCGGCCTGGGCGCCGGGGTGTATGATCGGCTGGCGGAGCTGCGCACCGAGGGCAAGATCACGGCGCGCGTGGTGGCCGTGAACGTGTCGCATGAGCCGCCACAGCCACGCAAGGGCGAACCCCGGCCACGGCTGCTGCGGGATTATCTTTGGCTGGAGATGGCGCGCTGGCTCCGCGAAGAGGAACCGATCTTTCGCGTGGACGACCGCGAGGCTGGCGAGGACCTGGCAGGGGAACTCGCGAGCGTGCGCTACCGGTTGGACTCGGACGGCTGTATCGTGGTGGAAGCGAAGGACGACATGAAGAAACGCTTAGGGCACTCGCCGGATCTCGCCGATGCGCTGGGCTGTACGTTTGCGCCAGAGGCTGGACGGCGACTGCGCGCCTGGTAGGAGGATCGCATGGCTGACACCAACGGCCACACCCTCACCACCGACCCCGGCCTCCTGCGCCAGTTCGCGGCGGTGACCGCGCGCACCCTGCGTGACCTCTTTCCCCCCTGGCAGTGGCAGCCGCAGCGCAACCTGAGCGCCATCCTGGGCTATAAGCCCGACCTCACGTACGCCGACTACAAACGCTGCTACGAGCGCCGCGACATCGCACATCGCCTGATCCGTGCCTACCCGGAAGCCACCTGGAGCCAGCCGCCGACCGTGCAGGAAGACGATCAGACCGACGTGGAGACGCCGTTCGAAGCGGCGTGGAACGGCCTGGTGACACGTCTGGGGGTCTATGAACGGCTCGTGCGCACGGATGTGCTCGCGAACGTCGGGCAATACAGTGTGCTCCTCATCGGTCTGCGCGGGCAGGCCAACCTGGAGACGCCGGCGCAGCGGGTACGTCGTCCAGAGGATGTGCTGTTCCTGGCGCCATACAGCGAGGAGTTTGCCGAGATCGAACGTATGGAGACTGACCCCGCCTCGCCGCTCTTTGGGCGACCGGCCGTGTACAAGGTGAACTTCAGCCGCAGCGCCCAGATCGGCCAGCGCCCGCTGCCGCGTCGTGTCGGCCTGGTGCATGCCAGCCGCGTCATCCACGTGGCGGAAGACTGTCTCGATGACGAGGTGTACGGCGTGCCGCGGCTCAAGCCGGTGTTTGACCGCCTTGATGATCTGCTGAAGGTGGCTGGAGGAAGCGCGGAGTTCTTCTGGCGGTCTGCGCAACGGTTGATCGGACTCGAAGGTCGCGATGATTATCAGTTACAACCAGGAGATGAAGAGGCCTTCAAGAAGGCGATTGAGGAATTTCAGCTCCGGCTGAAAGACTATATCCGTGTCGAAGGCGCCACGATTAAAGAACTGAGTGGCAGTGCAGCCAGCCCGAGAGACCATTTCGATATTCTGATCGACCTGATTGCGGGGACGACCGGGATTCCCAAGCGGATTCTGACCGGGAGTGAGCGGGGGGAACTCGCGAGTACCCAGGATCAAGAGGCGTGGCTGCAGCGCATCTCCCGGCGCCAGACGACGTTTGCGGAGCACGCGATGCTGCGGGCGCTGATTGACCGGTTGCTGGGGCTCGGGGCCTTGCCGGAGCCGGGACACCCGTATCAGGTGGTGTGGGAAAATTTGTTCGCGCTCAGTAGTGAACGCCAGGCAGAAGTGGCGCAACGGGTGGCCACAGCGCTGAGTCAATACGCCGGACCGGGCATGGCAGAAACGGTGGTGCCACCGGAGGAATTTCGCGCCACCTACCTTGGGTTGCCGCCGGAGTCCGAGTACGCCGTACCCGATATCGGCGCGGATGACGAGGACCTCTAGCGATGCGCAACGAAGACAAGGATGAAGCATTCAGCCACAAAGCGTGGCTTGTCATGCAGCAGTGGCAGGATATGATGCAGGAGTCCCCGGATGAGGCGTCAGCGATGGGCATGTTCGTTTTACTCGCCGATAGCCTGTTGCATTGGCTTGCCTTCAGAAATCAATGGAGCCACGAAACGGTCATCCTGCACTGGTACAAGGTCATTACGCCGTATATTGTTGAGACCGTGGAAGAACGTTGGAGCGAGGAAGGCGACGAGGACGAGGAGACCTAACCCATGCCCCTCACCCTCACCGTGCAGGTCGCCGAGCCACCACGCTTCACCGACCGCTCATCGCGCGTGGCGAACTGGCGCCGGCTGCACGCCATTGCCGACCTGGCCTACCCGCAGCTCCGCACGCTCTGGGCAGCGGTGTTCACGGACTACAACGCGGCTCTCGACACCGACGCCATGCGCGAGGCGCTCCGGACCGGCAATCTCCTGGCTGTGGAAATGCTCATCGCCCCGGCCTGGCGTGCGGTGAGTGCGGAGGCGAGGCTGCCCCTGCAAGCGCTGCTCCGGGAGACCGTCAGCCGCAGCGCGGAAGCCGTGCTCCCCGCCACAGAAGCGCTGTTGGGCGCCGACATCGCCGTGCAGTTCGGGGTGGTCGTGCCCCAGGCGCTCACGGCCGTGGAGACCTATGCCGGGACGCAGATCGTCGAGATTGGCGAGACCACACTCCGGAACGTGCGTGACGTCATCCGCCGGGGTGTCGAGGAAGGCCGCAGCCTGACGCAGATGATGCGCGACCTTGAGGCCTTCGTGGGGCTGCCCTCGCGCCAGACGCAGGCGCTCGAGACCTTGCGGCAACGCCTGCTCGACGCCGGGAAGACGCGCGCCCAGGCGCAGGCCGCCGTGGAGCGGGCCGCACGGCTGGCGCTCTCGCGGCGCCTGGAGGCGATTGCGAGAACGGAATCGATCGCGGCTGCCTCGATGGGCCAGCAGGGGATCTGGGAGGAAGCGCAGCGCCAGGGGACGCTCGATCCGGCGCGCTTTCGCCGCACCTGGCTGGTCACCCCGGACGACCGGCTCTGCCAGCGCATCTGTGCGCCGATCCCCGGCATGAACCCGAACGGCGTAGGCCTGCACGAGCCGTTTCAGACGCCCATAGGACCGGTCATGTTTCCGCCGGCGCATCCGCAGTGCCGCTGTGCCGTGAACGGGAGGGTGCTGGCGTGAAACTGGCGCTTATCCAGAAAATCCGCCATGGGGCCATCTGGCAGGCCATGCGCGAGCGGGGATGGACACAGCGCCAGCTCGCCGACTATCTGGGCATTCGTGAAGAGTCCTGTGGGTGCATGCTGGCATTCAAATGGATTCCCGCCAATCCCGAAGTGCATACCAAGCTCATGGAACTCACCAACATTGCGATTGACGATCTCTTTCCCCCGGAGCTCTCTGCGCTCCTCAAAGACGTACCCACGACGCAGGAGCAACTGCGTGACGTGGAGCCCCAGCAGCTTCGGCAGGCGATCACCCGACTAGCGCTGCCGAGTGCCGAAGCGACCGCCATGGAGCATGAAGACCAGACGCGCCTGCACAGCGCCCTACATAAGGTCTTGAGCCCCAAAGAATATCGCATTGTGTCGAGTCACTTTGGGCTGGATGGACACGAGCTGACGTATGGCGAAATCGGGCAGAAGTTCGGTGTCTCTCGCGAGCGTGTGCGCCAGATCGCAGCCCAGGCGCTCCGCAAGCTCAAGCATCCACGATTCAAGACTCTGCTCGCAGAGACGCCCATCTCGCCTGTAAAGCCGGAGACCGTCACGCCATTCCTGGCACAGCCAGAGCCCGCCAAGCCCACGCCCAAGAAAGCTCCCACGCCCAAAAAGCCGATCCTGAAATTTGTGCCGTATCCGGGCTTCTTTCACGGCTATATCGGCGCGGCGACGTTGAAGCAGCTGGTTGAAACGACGAGTGGCGTGCGGCTCACGGATGGCTGCTATGTGCTCGCGGTTCCCTGGAGGATCCTGGCGATCCATGCGTCCGCGCACACATGCTGGGAGCAGCGCAAGCGCTTTCGTCCGGATGACCAGGCACGACTCACATTCCTGTATATAGTACAAGAAGGCCACAAGATCTTTGTCAACGCCCAAAGGATGGATGCAAGTCCAGGGCCCTACCGCTTGCTCACTCCCTTCTCACGCATGGAGACGAACGAGGCAGGCCAGCCCCAGTATGTCAGCTACGGCATGGGCGACGTGATCATGGCGACTGCAGCCGAACTGCAGGCGTTTAATGATCGGCTGGAACCAGTGAGGGGGGCCCCCGCGCTGCCGGCACCGCGCGCGGCAGTGGAACAACGCTATGCCTGACTCCCCCCTCTCTCTCCTCGCCATCCTCGAGCGCCACGGCATTACGCGCGAGGTCCTCGAATTCTGGGTGCACGTCCTGGAGAGTCGCACGAACGGCTCCGTGACATTTCATCAGAACGAGCAGGGCTATCTGACGCGGTGTGAATTGCGCCTGGTGGCTCAGGCCAGCGCCATCGATGCGCAATCGCGCGTGACAAATGTGTTCACGTCCTCTATACTTCGCCAAAATTGTCGCCCCTCCTGAGCGGAGAGGAGGAGACGCGCCTCTAGTCAGACCTAAGCGCCACTGTCCCGGCTGCGTGCTGGATGGTGGCGCTTTTTTTTGCGAGACACGCATGCCACGCACGACACGGCGCCTCACCATCCAGACTGCCCTGACCGTCCCACCGGCACATCTCACCCTGAACAACCGCGAATACCTCACCGCGCCCGCTGTGCTCATTGTGGAAGGCGTATTGAACGACGCCTACATTCCCGGCAGCGAACTCGTTGCACACGACTGGAACAATGTCCCCGTCGTCATCAATCACCCGCTCGATCCGCAGGGCGTGCCCATGAGCGCACGGACTCCCGAGGTCCTCGCGCAATCAGGTGTCGGCCATCTGTATCACGCACGCCTAGGGGCAGGCCAGCGTCAGGGCCATACGGTCACCAGTTTGCAGGCCGAACTTTGGCTGGACGTCGCCCAGGTACAGACCTTGGGAGGCGAAGCAGCGCAGGCCATGACGATGCTGGAAGCGCAGACACCGCTCGAACTCTCGACGGGCTTTTACTCCTATGCCGAAGAGACGTCTGGGATCTTCTACGGGGTGCCCTATCGCGAGATTCATCATGATCTCCGCCCCGACCATCTCGCCCTCTTACCGAATGGCATCGGCGCCTGCGACTGGCAGAGCGGCTGCGGCTCGCCGCGCCTCAACCAGCAGTGCATCTGCCATCAGGAGACGCCTATGGACCATGCTCAGGCGCGCGGCTGGCGCGGCTTTGTGCACACCCTGAAAACCTTTGTGCAGCAGGAAGAGGCCGGGAGCACGTCTGGTGCACCGGCCGTCTTTGTCAACGGGTACTATGTGGGGGATGGTGCGCAGGAGCAGGTCTGTGCCCTGGCGCGGCAACTGCCGACACCACCGATCCGGACGAACCAGACCGACGCCGACACGCGCGAAGCACTCTATGGTGCGCTGGCACGCGAGATGGGGGTGGATTTCACCCCGATTTTTATCGATGCAGTCGATATGGCGAATCAGACGTTCACGTACCGGCAGGGTGAGCGCTTGATGCAGCGCTCATGGACCGTCGAGGACGGCCAGATCGTGCTCACCGACGGCGCCCAGGACGTTCAGCGCTCGACGTCGTATCTCCCTGTGACCCAACAACAGGAGGACCCCCCTATGGCCACAGAGGCCGTCAAAGCGCGCGCCACTGCGCTCATTCAGCACACGCACACGAAGTGGCAGGAGAGTGACCGCGCTGTGCTCGAAGCGATGAGCGAAGCACAGCTCGCCTATCTCGAACCGGACGAGGCCGCACTGGCAGCACTCCAGGCGCAGGAAACCCGCAAGGCGGCGTTGATCACGGCGCTCGTCGGCAACAGTTGGTGCGTGCTGAGTGAATCGACGCTCAAGGGCATGAGTGTCGAGGACCTCGAAAAGCTCACCACCATGGGGCCACAAGAGGCGTCCTATGCCGGGCAAGGGTTGCCGGTCACACGCACGGCCGGTGACGAGGACAGCGCCTGGCAACCGCTCTCCATCCTCACGAAAAAGGAGGTGGCCAGTGGCCGATAACGACCAGATCATGCGTTGGGGTCCATGCAATCAGGCCCATGCCACCGCGCAAGCCGCGATCACGCCAGGTGATCTCGTGGAAATCATCCCAACGGCCGGCGCCGACAAGGGTAAAGTCCGTCGCCATAGCACGGCCGCGGGCCGAGCAGATCCGCTCTTTGCCGACGGCAACTGGCAATTTGGCAAGGACGCCACCAATGACTATGCGGCCGGTGATACCGTGCCGACGCTGGCCCCCGCACCAGGGGCGCGCATCTTCGCGCGCTGTGCCACGGGCGTCGCGATCACGGTGGGGACGCCGCTCGAATCGGCAGGGAATGGGTTGCTCAGGGCGGTGACCACCGGGCCGGCCATTGCCGTGGCCCTCGAAGACGAATCCACCGTAGGCGAGCCGACGCCGGGCCGCCTGCTTGTGCGCATCGTGGCGCAATAAGGAGTCTGTATGACGGTTGCTCTCGAAACCCAGGCCATGCACGGCGGGCCGCCGCAGTCGCTCCTGTCGCCACCGGGGATTGCGCACCTGCGCCGGCTGGTGACCCAGCAGCGCGCCTCGCAGCTCTATACGCATGCCACCCTGCTGCGCGAGCAGTGGCTGGAAATCGATAATCTCTGGCTGCGTGTCGCAGAGCAGTATATGGGCGCGGTGATGGATCTGACCAGTCGCGGCCTGACGTTGACCATTCCCTCCCTCGGCGTTGCCGCCTCGCAGTATCAGGCGATTAACCGCATGGACCCGGCGACCACGGACATGCGGGCTTCTGCGGCGGGCAACAATCAGCGCTTGCGCGTCACGCCGCGTCTCGTGCCCTTGCCGTTTGCCTTCGAAGACTACGAGTTTGACATTACCGAACTCGAAGCCGTGCAGCGCCTGGGGGGCACGCTTGATACGGCCTACGCCGAAGAAGCGCAGCGCTCGGTCGCTGAAACGTTTGAGTCCTGGCTCGTCAACGGGGCGCCGGACTACTCCGTCGACGGCAATACGATCTATGGCTACCGCACGCACCCGAACCGGATCATTGGGACAGGCACGTCCTGGGCCACCGCGACCAATATCTACCCCACGATCCACAAAATGTTTACGGACATGATCACGATCAATCGTCCAGGTCCCTATGGTTTATACATGAATGTCGCCCAGTTCGGACAGCTGCATGCGGAACAAGGCGTGGATCGCGCCTGGAACGTCTATCGCCGCATTGTCGAATCCTTCCCGCAGATCCAGTCCATCAAACCATCCTTTGCCGTGCCTGCTGGTGAGCTGGTGCTGGTCGAGCTGCAACGGCGGACGGTCGATGTGGCCATCAAGATGGACCCGGCTAACGTACCCTGGGAAGGCATGGGCGGCCTGGTCCAGCATGTGCGGGTCCTGGGATCGGTTGTGCCGCGCGTCAAGGCCGACGGCGAAAATAAGACGGGTGTTGTCCACTACACCGGTGTGGCATAGGAAGGGGGACCTGTGAGTGAAACGATTGGGCCGCATCGCTTGAAGAGTCCGCTGTCGCGCCTGGAGACGGACGCTGAGGGCAAGCCAGTCACGAAGCAGTATCAGACGGGTGAGGTGATCACGCCGACGGAGGCAGAGCTGAAGGCCTTTGGGGATCGCCTGGAGCCGGTGACAGACGCGTCAGCCCCAGCAGAGGAACCGCCTGCGGAAGAACCGGCGCCCAGAAGCCGCCGCTAGGAGTCCCTATGCCGCAACGTGTCAGCGACGCCGAGGTGCGCGTTATCTTTCCCACGACGCTGCCGACGCTGCAGCCGTTTATCGAGACGGCGAGTGTCTACGTCGATACGCATCTGGCTGGGACGGGGACAGCAGAGCCCGTGCTGAAAGAGATTGAACGCTATCTGAGCGCCCACTTCGCCTGCTTCGCGGACCCCCGCGCCCTGAGCGTTGCGGACGGCGATACCAGCGTGACACTGCAACGCGGCCAGGCGGGACAAGGATTGCACGCGACGCAGTACGGGCAGGCCGCGCTGGCGCTCGATGGCACGGGGACGCTGCTGGCGCTCGGCACCAAGAAGCGGATGGTGATCAAGCTCTACTGAGGGGTCCCCTATGCTCTCGCAACTGGTGATGGACCAGCTCGGCTGGCACGCGCGGCAGATGTATGGCGGGCTCATGGAGTCGGTCACCTACCGGCACCGCAGCGCCCCGAACGCCACGCCGACGCTGTACACGGTCTGCGCGCGTCTCAAGCACTACCGCGCCAACGAGATCGACCTGGAGCAGATCCTGCGCAACGACCTGGAGCTGCGCCTTCAGACGTCTCTGGTCACCTGGACGCCGACGCGCTATGACGATGTCGCGCGCGCGGATGGCACGACGTGGCAGGTGCTGAACATCCTGGGAGGTCCTGGTCATCCCTGGTACAGGATGCAGGTGAGGCAGGTGGGCTGATGCACGTGGGAGAACCGCTCAAGCCGACGGATCGCTATGTGCTCTTGCGTGAGGGTATTCCCTGCTTCACGACATCGCGCAAGAAAGACCTGGTACCCTATTTGTGGGGACGCATCCTACGGAGTGCTCCGCACGCCCCGGCGCGGTATGTGGTCCTGGACTATGAGGTGCCATACGTCGTCGATACGGCGAATGTTGATGCGTTTGTGGCAGCGTTACCGGAGTAACCCATGGCTGAGTCCTTCATCACCTACAAGCTGACCGTCCCACGTATCCCGCTCCTCGATCCCGCGCAACGGCGCCAGGTCCTGACGCGGGAAGCCGCTATGGCCGTGCGACAGATTGTCGAAGCGGTGGCCAGCGAAGCGCGCGAGCGTACACCGGTGAACACGGGAATACTGCGGGCCTCGATTGGCACGGATGTCTCCCTGGGCACCGCGGCTGGCGTGCTGGTGCGCGGCAGCGTCTTTACCGGGTCGCAGGCGCCCTACGCGCCGTATGTGGAAGAGGGGACGGCGCCGCACTGGGCGCCCATCGGCCCGCTCAAGCTCTGGGCCAGGCGGGTCCTTGGCAACGAACGGGCGGCCTATGCCGTGCAGCGCGCCATCGCCAGGCGGGGCACACGCGGCCGGCATATGTTCCGGGATGCCATGGCGGCAGTCAGACCACGCATGGAAGGGATACTCAGGCAGGCCATAGAGCGGGCCGCCAGGATACTTCAGGGGGGCACATGAGCGATACCGAGATGATAGACGGCTATGCCATTGTCGAATTGATGGGTCATCAGACCATCGCCGGTCACGTCATGACAGCGGTGCTCGGGAGTACGGTCATGCTCCGGGTGGATGTGCCAGCACGCGGTGAGCACCTCGGCTTCACGCGGTATTACGGCATGAGTGCGCTCTACAGCCTGACCCTGGTCTCGGAAGAGGTCATGCTCGCCGCGCTTGACGAGCTGCACCCGCGACCCGTGACGGTGTACATGCCGCGCTTGTTACCCCCGAAGGAAGAGACGTCCTATGCGGCCAACGTCTATGAGTATCGCGATGAGCACGAGGACGACAGCGATGCCCCTTGATGCCATCCTGCAGGCGCTCCTGACGCCACTGCAGGCGATCCCTGCCATCGGCCAGGTCTACCCCTACGAGCGGATTGCCCTTGAGCCGACGACACTCAATGGCACGATCGGTCCGCTGCCAGCGCTGCGCTACTGGTGCCTGTCACGCGCCGGCACCACGGAAGTCTGGCGCACCAACGGCACTGTCGAGCGTCTGCACCGGTTGCGGCTCACGGGTTTTCTGGCCCTGGATGATCCGGCCGCCTCGGAGCGCGTCATGCAGGATCTGCTGGACGAGGTGCAGGCCGCGTTGTCGCAGGTGGTGACCATTCCGGGCAGCGCCGAGTATGTCAGCGCGCCACTGCTCGAGCGGCAGGAACCACGGCGACTGGCCGACACGGTGGATGCGCATGTGAGTGAGACGTTCATCGCCGTATCGGAGTATCTGGAGGTTGCGCCAGCGGCCAACCCCGATGCAACGATCACCACGTACCGCGCCCTGGGCGACTGGCTGGTCGCGCAACTCGGAACCATTCCGGATATCGGCCTGGTGCATCCCTACGAGCGCCTGATTGTCGAGCCGGATCTGGCTCCCGGCGTGTTTGGCGAGACGCAGCAGGTGCGCGCCTGGACGCTGACGCGGCACAGCATCCTGCCCGAGCGGCTGCCTGGGATCACGCAGCGTGCGCAGGACCGTCTTGTCTTGCGGGGATATATGAGCGTGGACGATACGCAGGCCTCCGAACTGGCCTTCCAGGATCTGCTCGAAGCCGTGGCGACCACGCTGCGGCCGATGCATACAGTGGGGAGTTTTGACCGCGTCGGACCCCTGACGATTGAGCAGGTCGGGCACGTGCGGCTCGGCCAGACCCATCTCTGTCATGCGGCGCAGTGCACCTTGCCTGTGGAAGCCTGGTCGCTGGCGCTGACTGCGTAATGAAGGAGGCAACGGCATGGCGGCACCGCCAAGTGTGACAAGCATAGGCTATCTGACGCGGATCGGCGTAGGAGAGGAGGCGGATTACGGCGTGCCGATTCTCACCACGCAGGTGCTCCCGAGCGTCTCTGAATCGCTCAATGATGTGTATGCAGAAATTCCGGACCTGTCCCTGCAGGGCTCGCCGATTGTCGATACGCCAGAGAAGGGGAACTTTAGCGCCACCGGCGATGTCGTGGTGCCGATGCGCTACCTCAATGAGTTTGTCCTGCTCAAGCACTTCTTTGGCGACTTCGCGGCCGGCCGCTATGACCTGGTGCCATCCCTCCAGGGCAAGGCCATTACCGTGGCCATTGACAAGCAGGTGCTAGGGGTCTGGGAGTATCCAGGCACAAAAGCCACGCAGATTGTCTGGACCTCAAACGCTGATGGCGTGCAGCTCCAGACCTCGATGATTCCCGGCGCCTTGAACCTGAATTCGTCGCTCAACACGTCGGGCCATCTCACCACGCTGGTGCAGGATGCGCGCCTGCTCCTGCATCATCATCTGGTCCTGATGGTGGGCACACAAGATCATGCCCTGGCCTTGCCGGCCGATGATCTCTGCGTCAGCGAGCTGACCCTGACCCTGGGACGCCCGATGGCGACCGATTATACCAACTGTTCGCAAAACCCGATGGAGCCCATTGAAAACGATTTCCTGAATTTCCGTCTGGCGGTGACGTTTCCCAGGTTCCGCACGGAGGAAGAGCAAATCATCACCTGGCGCCAGAACTACACGCGCTTACATGCCTCGCTCGCCTATACGCACCCGGTCAATGGCCGCACGAAAACTATCATTATCCCGAACCTGGTGTTCGTGACCGCGACCGCGCCGACCACCGGCCCTGGACCGCGCGTACTCTCGGCAGAGGCCTCGATTAGCCAGGGGAAAGATGTCACCACATCGGACCAGGTGAGTTTTCAGGCCAGCGACCGCTCGATCAACCTCACCGGCGGGGCGTTCCCGGCGCTCTATCCTGGTGCCACGGTCACCGTCAGCGGCGCGGCCACGGCGGGCAACAACGGCGCGTTTGTCGTGGCCACCTGGGCGCCGGCGAAGATGACCCTGACGGCTGACGCCACCACGATTGTTGACGAAGCCGTAGGCGCCACGGTCACGGTGAGTACGAGTAATCCCCCGCTGTTCATGCTTGAAACCTAGAAAGGAGCCAGTCATGTCTGAAGAACCAGAACCGGTCCCAGTCCCCGAGCCCGAGCCAGAGCCAGAGGCCGAGCCCGAACCCGAACCCGAGCCCGAGCCAGACGCAGTCGCCACCCCGAGCTGAGAGACAGAGCCATGGCCGCACCGGTGTATGTTCTCCTCGAGACGCCGATCCTGTTTGCGGATAGTGCGCAAACGCCGAACGTGCAGTTCACCCTGAGCGCCCTGGCGAGCCTGGCCGGCCGGGTCTCGGCCCAGTATGACCGTGGCGCCGCGGCGCATGCCGGGTGGTACGAGTGGCGTTTTTCCTGCCAGCTTACCGGCACCAACGTCGTCGGGGCAGCCGTCGAGCTGTACATCGCGACCAGTGATGGCGCTGCCATGGATGGACAGGTAGGCACTGTCGATGCGGCCCTGGCAACGGACAAGCGCAACAATCTCCGACCCATGGGGACGCTCGTGGTCGACCAGGTCACGACGAACGTGACCATGACAGCGTCGGGCGAAATCTACCTGCCGCAACGCTATCTCAGCGTGGCAGTCTGGAATGCGACCACGCTGCCGTTCAAAACCGATACCGCAGTACACCGCCTGACGCTGACGCCGTTCGCAGAACAGGCGGGTTAACATGCTCCGGGCGATGGGGGCACTGCCCTGGCGCAAGCCTGCCTTCGGGACCCCGCTCAACCGCAGCGAGCCGCTCACGCGTGGCCTGCTGGCGTGCTGGCTCTGTCAGGATGGCGGCGGGACGCGCTTACGTGACACCACGGGCCGCTTCCATGGCACCATTCCCGCAGGCACAGTGGTCTGGTCGGCGGATGATCGTTTTCGTGGGCGAGCGCTGCGCCATCCGACTGGTCCTGTCACCCCGATCAGCGTGGCGCTGCCGACGCTGACGCAATGGACCGTCGAAGTGTGGGCGCGGCGAGACAATGTGGCGGGGTATGGCGCGGTCTTGACGCAGGGCAATACCAGGGGGTTCTATACCAACACCATGAGTGCCGGCACGTACCGCATCGATTGGTACGATGGCGGCAGTCATCTGAGTACCACGCCGCTCGCGGCGGGGGTCTGGCAGCACCTGGTCGTGACGTACACCGCCGGCACGATGCGCTTTTATGTGCATGGGCGCCTCGATACGACGACCGCGTATAGCGCCACACCGTTTCAGGCGACGCTCCTCAGTGGCGAGGCGGGCGCCGGCACGTTCCTGGGCAATATCAGCCTGCTCCGGGTCTGGCAGCGCGCCTTGACGCCTGGCGATGTCCGCCGCCTGTCCCAGCGTCCGTTTGCCATGTTTGCGAGCCCACCCCGAGCGCTGCCCCTCCTTCCTGATGAGGGCGGCGTCCTGGTGCGGACGCAGGCCAGTCAGACGCTTCAGGCCAGCGCGAACCTGACGTTGGAGGCGGAGGCAGCGCTGGCGCAGGCCGGACACCTGCTCCTGGCCACGAGTGCTCTCCTCGTGCGTGCCGATGCCGCCGTGGCGCAAACCGGGCAGACGCTCCAGGCCAGCCTGGTCTTGCTGCTGCCGAGTAACGCCGAGGCGGTCCTCACCCAGGCGAGCCAGACGCTTCAGGCCAGCGGGACTGCGGCAGCGGTGCTCAGTGCGCAGGCGGTCCTCACCCAGGCGAGTCAGACGCTCCAGGCGAGCGGCACTGTTCCTGTTGCCAATACCGGAGCGGCGACGCTGGCGCAGGGCAGCCAGACGCTTGCGGCTATCGGGGTCAGTGGACTCTTTGCCAGCGCCGAGGCGTATCTGAGTCAGGCGAGTCAGGGATGCCAGGGGACAGGCAGCCTCCTGCTCCTGGCCCTTAGTACGATGGAGCAAGGGAGCCAGGCGCTTGCCAGCGCGAGCATTATTTTTGATCCCCCGGAGCTGTCGCGTGGCGTCCTCACGATTGCCGGCTTTGCCCATGAGTCAGGGAGCAATGGCAGTCAGTGGCCAGCCGCGAGCGCGGCCCAGGTCTCCGAACGCTTGCCGCTTCTCGATGCGACCTTTGAGCCTGGCGTGCAGCAGACCCCTGTCGTGACGCGTGCCGCCAGCGTGGGGCCTGCGGCCCTGGATCTGGCGATCCGCCTCCCGAGCGTACGGCTGCGCTTTCGCTGGCGCTACCAGGGACTCGAAGCGCTCCTGGCCTGTGCGCTCGGGTATATGCCGGCGACGCTGCCAGAGGTCCTGGGGCCTGGCGTGTATCGTCACCTCTACGAACTCAGCCCGGATCTGGCCAGCGAGCCCTGGCCGAGCGTCGACGCCCAACCGCCGACTGCGCGGCTGGTCAGGCGCGGGACCTTGGCTGTTGACCGGCAGGTGAGTATCTGGGAGCTGGTGAGCGGCATGGTACAGACGCTGATACTCAGCAGCGATGGCCCGGTCATGACCGGGGAGGTGGTGCTGGTTGGCGCCCGCTTGCGGCAGCGCGGCACGGTGAATACGCGGAGCATGCTGCGCGCCCTGCCAGCCGTTGCCTGGCCGACGCTGCTGACGCATCAGAGCACGCTCTGGCTCGGAGAGCAGAGTTCGTCGCGTGCCCTCAGCGCCGCTGATGCGATGTGTTACACGAGTCTGGAGATGCGCCTGGAGAACCAGCTCGAAGGGGCCGGGAGTCGGCGCACGGATCTGGAGCCCGAAGAGTACATACGGCGCAGCCCGCCAGAACTGACCCTGACCGTCACGATTCCCCGTTATGCCGTGGATACCTGGCTGGATGCCTGGGGGAACCAGGCGTCCATGATGGCGCAGCTGACCTTTCGTGGGCCGCTGATCGGTGCCAGCGCTACCCCGTACCAGCAGACCTGGCATTTACCGTCCCTGGCCTGGAGTGCTGTCACACCCGGGCCCGTGGCGCCGGGGTTGCCGCAGGTCCAGCATGTGCTCGTGGGCACGGCCTGGCCGCAGCAGATGGCCGGAATGCCAGCGCTCACGCATGCGGGGCCGCTGGGGCTCGAACTGCTGTGCGGCGTAGCCGCGCACCCACTACTTTAGGAGTGTGGTATGAGCGAAGGGCAAGACCTCCCACGTCCCGTCTTTCTCATTACGGACCGTGAGCGTTTGAGCTTTACGGTCGACGAGGCGACCTTTTACTACCGGCGTTTGCCCCCCTCGAAGCGCCACGAACTGCTTGTGACGCATAGCCAACGTGGGCTGTATGACGCCCAGACGCTGGCGGCATTACAACTCGCCATTGCGACCTACTGTCTGCGGGGCTGGGACAATGTCCTCGATGCGAACTTGCAACCGGTGCCGTTCCTGGAAGAGATTATTCCGTGCCTGCCCTGGTCGGTGATTCAGCGCATGGACGAGCTGGCGATGGAAAGCTCGCCTGAGCAACTGAGGGCACGTTACCAGGATTTTTTAGCGACCGGTTCACTCTCGTCTCCCCTCGCACGGGTGAACCCCTTACCTGTTGGGGATGTCGGCAGCAATTAGGGGAGGAGGCGGAGCCGATTCCGTGTGACACGGGCGGTTTAGCGGCGTGTTACTACTGGCGCACGCATGGCGCCAGTCCGGGGACGCCGGTGCATGCCGAGGATCTGCTGGCCTGGGAGGTGTACTGGCAGGCGCAGCGCGTCGGCTGGGAAGCGGTCTGGCACCTCAGGCGCCTGGACCGCTTGAGCGAGTACGACGCCGATTGCTTGCTCATCCGTGTGGCGATGCTGGCTGATGCGGTGCGGCAGCAGCAGGCCGTGCAACAGGAGATGCGTTAAATGCCGCCGATTATCCTTGAGATCTTGGTTGATAGCGACCGTGGCGTCGTCGAACTAAAGCAGTTTGATAAAGCGGTCCAGGACACCACCAAGAGCGTGGACGCGGGGAATCAGACACACAAAGAAGGCGCCCAGGCCAGCAGTGTGTTTGGCAGCTCGCTGGCCCAGAGCGCCAAGTCCGCCACAGCCCTCTCCCTGGCCTTTGCCGGGATCGCCGGTATTGGCGCGACGCTGGGAGCGGCAGCCAGCAGCGCGGCCTCCTTTGAGGCAGCCCTCAATGCGATTGCCGCGCTGGGCACGGTCAGTGCGCGCCAGCTCACCACCCTGCGCGAGCAGCTCCTGGCGCTGCCGCCGGCGCTGGGCTCGTCAACCGAGCTGGCCAAGGGCCTCTACGATATTCTCGGCGCCAACGTGCCTGCCGAAAACGCCATTACCGTCCTGACTCGGTCCGCCGAACTGGCGAAAGGGGGACTCGGGAACCTCGATACCGCCATTAACGCCGTCACAAAATCAGCGGCCGCATTCGGTATCCCCCTCTCCGAGGCGCAGTACGTCACCGATGTCTTCACGCAGACGGTGGTCCGGGGCCAGGGCCGCATGGAAGAATTTGCCCAGGCCTTCCCCCAGGTGGCGGCCACGGCGGCGGCGGCCGGGTCGAGTTTTGTCGACACCAACGCGGCGATCGCCGTCCTGACGCAGACCTTCAAGAACGCCGACACTGCCGCCACGGGCCTCAATTCCTTCTTCCAGCAACTGATTCAAAACAGTGGCAAGCTCGCGGCCGAGGGGATTAACGTCAAGCAGGTGCTGGCGGAAGAGGGCTTAACAGGGTTGTTTCGGCGCCTCTCCGAAGCCACGGGCGGCAGCGCTGAGCGCTTAAAAGAGTTGATCAACGACTCAGAAGGCTTCCGCGCCGCGCTCACCCTCACCGGGACGCAGTTCCAGACCTTTAACGAGACCGTAGAATCGTATGCCAACGTCGCCGGCCTGGCGCAGCAGGCTGCCAGCAAGAACCTGTCGGGCGCCACGGCAAGCTGGCACACGTTTCTCAATACGCTCGATCGCCTGGTGCAGGAAGTGGCGCCGCCGCTCCTCGAGGCCTTTACGCGCATTACAGGGGTGGCTGCGACCCTGGCTGGCGATGTCACCAAGCTTTACCGCGCCTTTGCCCAGAGCGAGTTCCTGCAGTCCCTGATCGCTGACTTCAAGACGTTTTTTGGCATCATTGGTGACACGCAGGCCGTACGCGACCTGGCGGGCGCCATGGGCGAACTCAATCAGAGCATGCTCACCGCTACGGGGAGTTCGGGGGAGATGTACAACGCTCTCGACGTGCTGGACCAGCTCCTCAAGGGCAACGTGCGCCCAGCCATCGATTTTGTCACGGCAGGCTGGGATTTGCTCAACGCCGCCTTTGATTACACCGTGGCCGGGGTGATCAAGCTCGGGCAGTATTTTGTTGATGGCCTGGTAGTGCCGCTGTCCCAGGTGATCGCCGCGCTGGATCAAGCGGCCACGGCGCTCGGCATCTCTGATGGCCGCTTCAGCACGCTCGGAGAGACGGCCAAGCAACTCAGCGTCGATTTGTCGCAGGCCAGTGCCACCTTTGTGGAAATGGCGGACGAGTACGTTCTGGGGACGCACCGCCTGAGTACGGCCCAGGAACGGGCCGACAAGGACGTGCAAGTGACGACCAAGAGCGTCCAGACGCAGGGTACGGCCCTGAAGGACCAGGGCGCTGCGGCCTCCACGGCGACGCACCAGACAACACAGCTCAGTGCCGCGCAGCAAGACCTCAACAAGGCCTTCGAGGACGCGAACACTGCGGCGAGCAAACTGAAGGGGACGCTGGAAAAGCTCAAGCTCGGCGATGTGATGAAGGCCATTTCCACCGTCGAGTTGAGCAATGCGGTGGGCGCGGTCATGGAAGATCTGCAGACCATGGAAGCAAGCGGCAAATTTTCCGCGCGCCAGATTGCTAAGGCCTATGAGGACGCAGCGGCGGTCTTGCGTGAACGCTTTGGCTTCCTGCCCGGCGTCTTTCAGCAGGCCTTTGATCGCATGCGGGCGCAGGCCCTCAACACAGAAGATGGCGTCGTTCTGGCCTTTGAGCGCATGGGGGTGAAGATTCGCGGGGACTTGCAGCAGACCGCGAGGGAAGCCTTGAACGATTTTCAGGCGATCCTCGACTCCGGCGGAGCTGTTCCGCGCGAGTTGCTCGATGTCTACCTGGATGTCCTGGACCAGATCGACAAGGCCGGCTTCCAGCGCCTGCCTGAAAACTTTCAGGCGGTCAATCAGCGCATGCTCGATGTGGCCAGGAAGGCCGGGGTCGACTTGCCACAGCCCTACGTCGACGCCTTTGGCCAGATTGCCACGGCGGGCAAGCAAGCCGCTGAGGCGATCGATCTCTCCTGGCTGCAAAGCCGCGGCGTCCTGGAGCGTGCCCGAGGGACAGTGGAAGACCTCGCCGAGTCGGTCGTAAAGCTCAGCGATGAAACCCAGCGCTTGATGGATTTGCAGATTTCCGTCGAGACGCGGTTTGCCAGCGATGTGCCTGGATTGCTGAAACAGTACAATCAGGCCGTGAAGGAACTCTACAACCTGCAAAGCAATGTGATCACCATGGCGGGCGGGGCACCGGGGGAGCGGGACTTTCGGATCAATCAGCAGCTCGAAATCATCAAGGCGATTATCGCCGCGCTTGCCAAGCTGGGCGTGAACGAGCTGGGCCAGGCGCTGCCTGGCACCACGGGCGGAGGCATGGGCGGCGGGGGCATCCCCACGAGCGGCGGAGCCGGGAGCATCACGACTGGCGGCATACCGTCACGCACGACAGGCATCCCGAGTGCGAGCAGCCCGTACCAGGCGGTGCCGTCTGCGCCGCTCGGAGGGACGTCGATACAGAGTGCGCCGCTGCCCACGTCGACCACGCAGCGCACCTATACCATGTACATTCAAACCCAGGCCACGGACGCCGCAACGCTGGCCAGGGATCTCGTGCCGTATCTGCGCCAGTCGGATCTGTCGCCGCGGCCACTCGGAGGATAGGGCATGCTGCCGCAATTCGTCAAAGAGGGGGTGCCGCCCGTGACCCTGGGGCGGGGCCAGATGTGGCCAGCGCAGAGCAGTATCGAAACCGGGCAAGTCGTGGCGCTCACCGATGGCACACAGGCCCTGGCCTACAAATTCGCCGTGCCACGACCGCGCTACACGGTCCAGTTCACCGGCCTGTCGCAGGGGGATTTTGATGCACTGTGGGCCTTCCTGTGGCATCCCCTGGTGGATGGCAGTCAGCAGCCGTTTACCTGGATCGATGAGCGCGGCGTCAGCCGCCAGGTGCGTTGGCTCCTGGACACCGCCTTTACCTGGGAAGAGACCTCGGCAGGACGCCTGAGCGTGACTTTAGTATTGCGCGAGGAGGGCTAAGGATGCGTACCGTGTCCGCGGCCTGGGCACCCCTGGTGGCCACGTACCGGGAAGGGCGGGGCGTAGAAGACTACCTGGCCGTGCTCGTGCCCAGTCGCAACCTGGCGCTCACCTCGCGGCTCTGGCCAGAGGGCTGGCTGCCGGCCGGGATCACCGTCTATCCCTCCCTGGCGGCGCGTGGCCAGGGTATCGGCAGTATCAGCGTTGAGCTGGCGGATGATCGGTCCTCGCGCCTGGGAACCGTCAACTGCCAGGTGCGCATCCAGGCCGGCCAGGCCGGGGCGCCGCTGAGCAGTCTGCAGCAGTTACTCCTGACACTGGCGGAGCAGCCCGCCGTGGTCTGCGCCGGGTTTCTAGGAGGGTTGGCGCACGCTGATGCCGAGATTCTGACGCTCTTTAGTGGGCGCATCGCCACGCCGCGTCTGGCGCGTGGCCTACTCACCTTCACGATCGTGGATGGCAGCAAGTACGATCACCGTGATATTGAGGTGCCGCTGGGCAGTAGCGTCTTTCCTGGCGCACCGCTCGAAGCCCACGGGCTGTCGATTCCCCTGGTCATCGGGACCGCGCTGGGCGTGGCGCCGACGCTGGTCTCGTCGCTGGCCAACGGCACGCTCGCCACGCCATTGCCGGCTGCAGACGTGGAGACGATCAATCTGGAGGAAACCGGGGCGAACTTCCCGGAAGCCGGCGCCGTGCTCATTGACAGCGAAACCATCACCTATAGTGGCCGGCGTATCGGGCTGCTCCTGGACGGTGCCTCGGCGCTGCAACTGCTCAACCCGGTGCGCAGCGCTCCGGTCGAGCATCTGGCCGGTGCCGCCGTCACGTTGGCGCCACCGCTCGTCTACCGCTACCTGATCGGGCTGGGCCTGACGCCGCTCGAACTGCTGGCAGTGCGGGACCAGGACGGCGTGATTGCTGAATATACGTTTGTGCCGAGTGCGCCAGGGCTGCCAGCCGATACCGCAGTGCTCGAACTCCCGAGCGCGCACGAGGGCGTCCAGGTGGATGTCCAGGTGATCCCAGAGCCGCCGCTGCCGCCCCTGCTCAATGGCGGCTTTGAAGCGGGGACGCTGGCGCCTTGGACAGCCCTGGCCGGGAGCACCGCAGCGGTCGTCTTGCAGGAGACGCAGGCCGGGACGTACAAGCTGCAGCTGCAAGAGGTCGGGACGGCCCTGGCCGGCGTCACGCAAGACGTCGCCGTGCAGGTTGGCGAGCGCTACGTACTGCTGTTTCACTGGCGCACGCCGATTCGTATGGCGGACAACTTGCTCGATAATGGCGATTTCGGGGAACCCCCGGACGTGTTCTGGGAAATTATCATCGCGGGCGCCGAGTATCCTGAGCCCACCTATGACCCGCCCCCCGTGCCCGTGGCGCCGCCTGAGCCGCCGCCTGAGCCGCCGCCGCCAAGTGTCGTCGATGAGCATGGCCGCCTGGTCTTTACGCTCCCTCCCGCACCGTTTTATGAGCTGCCTGATCCTCTGGAGCCGGCCGGCTTTCTCACGGCCGCTGGCTATGCCACCTACCATATTGCCATGCGGCAAACGCTCAACGCTGCGCTGACGCCAGGGCAGGCGATCATGATTGATGTGCGTGCGGCAGCGTTTATTCAGCGCGCGGTGCCGGGGCTGGTGCCTCCGACCGTCACCATCTCGGAGCCCTCCGGGGTGGCCGGCAACTTCGGAGTGCCGACGCTCCCTGGGCATCTGCCGCCGCTCAGCGAAGTGACCATTAACGCGCGGCTCTGGCCACTCAATCCCAATGCCAGTTTTCCCGCCTGGCAACGCTTTTTGCAGCCGGATCAACCGCCCAGCACGGAGGGACGTCTGGTAGAATTTCGCTTGCCGCTTGGGCAGGATCGCATGGTGCCAACCCAGACTAACTATCAGTTTGAAGTGGTCGTCAGCGGGGTCTATATCGGCACCATTCCCCCGATTGTGGTGAGCACCGCCGTGGTCTCGGTGGCATAAAGGAGGAGCGCGTGGCTGAAGAGAGCAGGCAGGGGCGTGCGATTATTCGCCTGGGAACGCCGACGAACCCGACCCTCTATACAGCGCGGGTGCTGCGCGGACCGTCGAGCTGGCAGCGGCTCGCGCTGGCCTTTGTCGCCACCGAGCCGACCCTGCGCATTTCCTTACTGGGGCAGGCCGATACGCCAGGGCAGACGGTGGAATTCGACGGCATCCGGTTCTTGCCGCCTGGACGCAATCCCGTCCTGCTCATGGCCACCATCTTTGCGCGCTTTTTGCCGCATCTGGAGCTCGACCAGGCCAGCGTGACGGCCGCCGCTGAGCGGCGCAATGAATGGCTGTTTAGTGGCTATATCCCTGACCCTGGGCGCACCGATAACCTGCTGACGCGCATGGCGCAGGAGTGCTTCTGCACGGTGTTCAAGGACCTCGACGGCGTCTACAGGATTACGGCCGATGATCCGGACCATCTGCCAGTCCTGCATCTGGACAGCCAACACGACATTGTCCAGGAGACGCTTGAGGTCCAGGGCCTGCCGATGGAGCAGGCCTACACGGATTTTTACCTGTGGTATCAGCGGGTCACGTCGCAGGTCACCACGAGCCAGGCCGGGCAGTACGCCGCCGTACTCTATGTCACACCAGACGACTCGATCAGCCAGTACGCCGAACTCCAGACGCTCTGCGCGCAGGCCGCCGACGCCTTGCAGACGCGCACGCGCTTTGATTTCCACTGCGACTTCATCGCCGACCCGGCCACCGCCGACCTGCTCCTGTCGCGCCTGGTGCGCCAGCTCACCGTGCTCAGGCGCGAGGTGTCGCTGTCGGCGACGCTGCCGGCCCTGCCGCTGAGCGTGACCGATCATGTCGCGGTGCGTGCACCGCTGCTCGGCCAGCAGCCATTTGTCGGGGAACTGCGGCGGGCGGCGGTGGGCTTCACGTCGCAGGCGCCAGGTTTGGCGATGGCGCTCACTTTGCGCGAATCGGGTTTACTGCGCGGCGTGTGGGAGTCGTGGGACACCACCGCTGGGGATACGGCCGCGATGGGACCACGCGGCTCAACGCGGGTGCGGGAATCCTGGGAGCATGTGCAGCGCTGGTTCCACCATACCTCTTTTGCGGCGTATGGGGCAGGGGGTACCTGGTGTCCGGCGCTGGCCGGGCTGTTTTCGCCGGCCCTGGCCAGCGAACAAGAACAGCTCTACCTGGCCCTTGGGCCAGGACTCAGCGCGTTGCCCTCGGCGCGGACCGCGCCCCCGCTCTGGAAATTCACCAATGCCAATGTGGCGACAATGGCCTGGAGTTCGGCGCTGACCGCCAGTAGCGCCGGGGCCGGCACCGCGCTCACCATGCTCACCGGAGCCGGAACCCCGCCGGCGCTGACCCCCTATGCCGCGCTGATTCCTCCTGCGGCCGTCACCCCGACGCTCTGGCAACTCGACCCCGCCAATGCTGCGGCAGGGCAACAGCTTGCGACGGTCCCTGGGGGGCTCACAGGGTCGCGGGTCTGGAGCATGTTCCATGACGGCGTCAACCTGTATATCGGTTTGGCCAGGGGCGAGGTCTACCGCATCGCGTCCGGAGGTGGCGCGACGCTGGTGCATACGGTCGATCCAGGGGGGTCTCCTGGCCGGCGCGTGCGGTCCATGATGCTCGTGGCCGGAGGCGGCGCGTACTGGATCGCCGCCGATAATGTCTCGCTCACCAGTACGCCCTCCGCGCTGATTTACCGCTCGAATGTCACGGTGCCGCCGAACTGGAACATCTATGCTATTGGCGGCACGCAGGTGTGCAACTTCGTGGCATGGAACGACACCCTCTGGATTGCCAGCGGTCTCGGCGCCGGCGCTGGCGCAGGGACGCGAGTAGACCTCTGGGCGCTGGCGGGTGATGGGGTCACCTGGAGTATCCGCTACACCATAAGCGGCCTGACCGATGCGCTCCCGAGCAGTCTGGCCGCGTATGATGGCAGGCTGTATCTCGGCCTCATGTCCATGACACAAACCACGTCTCTCAAGCAGATCTGGCGCTCGGATACGACTGGCGATGCCTGGGAGCTGGATATCGATGTTGCGGTCGCGTTTCCCGCTGACCTCAACACCGGTGTGACGGCACTGGGCGTGGCGCGGCGGCGCCTGTACGCGGCAACCGGTACCCCGTTCGGTGGACCAAGCAGCGGCGTGCAGGTCTATTGCAGTCCAGGCCCGGAAGCCATTACAGGAGCCTGACATGGCCTTTCCAGACTGGGAGTTTTTCATGGCCCACACCAGCCAACAGGCGTATCTCGACGTCTCCGCGCCGATTGTTGGCACGGGTTCGCTGCGCATGCAAGGCTCGGCCGCTGGCGTGGGCGCCGTGCAGGCGCGCTACGGCCAGGAGAGTAACCGGGGCTTTCGCCAGGGGCGGGTGACCACCCTGCTGCAGCCACGCGGCGGGCTGGCGGGGCAGGATATGTTCGGGCTCTACGCGGCGACGTCCCAGGACGATCTGACAGGCACGACAGGCACCGCGTATGCTGCGCTGCTCGTCGTCGGCAGTACCCCGCAGAGCTGGGAGCTGCGGGTGGTGCGGGTGACCGCGGGCTTTAGTTCGACGCTCACCGTGCTGCAAACGACGCTGCTCACACTGGACATTGGCCAGACCCTCGCGGTGCAACTGCAGTGGCTCTCCGAATCCTCGTTCGGGACTGCCCTGCGCGTGGCCACCGGGGCGGCGCTCGACTACAGCGATCTGGCAGCGCAGCCCATTGTGCAGCAGCCAGGCGTACTCCTGCAATCGTCGGCGGGCGAAGGTCTGGTGGCGGTGCTCACCGCCAGTGGCAATGGTCTCTTTGACCAGACCCAACTCGAAGAAATTTGAAAGGAGGTGACCATGGGCCTCACCATACAACGTCCTGGGATACCCGTGCCGCTACCGATTGGACGCGGAGGCACTGCTGGTACCACACCGGAAGCGGCGCGCACGAATCTGGAGTTGACCGATCTCGCCACAGCAGACGTCGGCGCGGGCCTGGAGTTAAGCAATGGCGTGCTCAGTGCTACGGGCAGCGGCGACAGTCGGCGGCGCCTCTTTCTGCACATGGGGTCATAGCGGTGGCGATCAAGCAACTCTGTGGCGTTGCGCTGCCGTCCAGCGTGTTGACCAGTGTGTATACCGCGCCTGCGGAGGTCGCCATCTCCACGCTCGTCGTGACGAATCGTGGAGCCAGTGCGACCACGTTTCGCCTGGCCCATGCGCCAGGGGGGGCGGCGGACGCGCCAGGGCAGTATTTTGCCTATGACGTGCCCATTGCACCCAATACGATGGTGCCTTTCACCATGGGTATTTGCCTCAGTGCTGGTGATGCATTGCGGGCGTATGCAGGGAATGCCAATCTGACGGTGATCGCCTGGGGCGAAGAAGGTTCTAGCCTATGAGCGTTACTCCCTATCCGAATCCCGTTGACGCGCTTGATCCAACCTTGCAGGCGCTTGCGGCACTCCCGACCAGCGCTGACCGCGTGCCGTATTTTACGGGGGTGGATACGGCGACCACGGCGGCGCTGACGGCGTTTGCGCGCTCGCTGCTCGATGACGCGGACGCGGCGGCGATGCGCGCAACGCTGGGGCTGGGGACGCTGGCGACACAGGACGCCAACGCCGTGGCGATTACCGATGGCCGCATCAGCCTGGGTGGGCACGCCTCCACCGGCGTGCTCGATGTGCAGGGCAGTGTGGTGGCGAGCGATGAACCGGGAAACTATTTTACGGTGCGTGCCTGGCCGGTCGCGCCGAGCGGCATCAGTACCGCGCAACCCATTCGTGTCGAGCCCATTACCGGGGCTGGTCTCAGCGGGTGTACGTTCTATGGCCTTGGCGTGCAGAATCAGTCGGCGTCCTTAAGTGGCGCGACGGCCTTGATCCTCAATATCTCCAGTGGCAGTAATCGCTATAACGTTCGCGCCTCGGGCACCGCGCAGAACTACTTTGCGGGCAACGTCGGGATTGCCAACTCCGCGCCGAGCTATCCGCTCGATGTGACGGGGCATGTGAACGTGACCAGCTCGCTCATGCTCAATGGGATGAGCGCGTCGAATCGCCTTTCCGTTGAATATAACCGCACTACGGGATCTGGCGTGACTATCCGCCCTAGCGCCGATACGGGCGGCGGCAACACGATTCTTTTCCAGAATGCCGCTGGAACGGCTGTAGGGGCGATCACCACCTCAGCCACCGCCACCACGTATGCCACCTCCAGCGACCGCCGCCTGAAACGCAACGTGGCCCCCCTCGCCAACGCCCTCGCCACGCTGCGCCAGGTGCGGCCGGTGGCGTTTCGGTGGAACGTGGATGACTCGCCTGGCGAAGGCTTCCTCGCTGACCAAGTACAGCAGCTCATCCCGACCGCCGTGACCGGCGAGCCGGACCAAATCGACGCGCAGGGCCATATCGTTCCACAAGGCATGGATCACAGCAAACTTGTGCCGTGGCTGACAGCAGGGCTGCAAGAACTCGCAGCCCGCCTGGAGGCCATTGAATCGGCCCTTGGCCTCTAAGAAGGAGACGCCTATGGCAGTGTCGAATCTCGAACGCGATACCATGGCAAAGAGTTTTGCCATCGCCAAAACGCTCCTGCTCGATGTCCTCCCGAAACTCCAGGGCACCGACGTGATCTATAACAGCGTCGGCGGCGTGAAAGAAACCCTGGACCAGAACGAAATGAATGAACTACCCGAACTGAGCGGCTTAACCAAGACCCAGATGGATGACGGCGTGTATGCGCTCTGCGCCGTGATCCTGCCTGCCATCCAGAATAATTACGCGCAGCTCTCGCAGCTTGCGGCCCGCTTTCTGTAGGAGAGAGACCATGGAGGAGTCGCTTGTCAGTGCCAAGCTGGCGGTATTGCGTCCTGCCCTGGCGCAAGTGCAGGCGGAATTGCTGTATACGCAGCGCAAGGTGAAGTCACTGCGGCAGAGTGAACAACACCTGTCAGTGGCGATCAGCGTGCTCGAAGAACTGACCAGGGAAGGCACGACAGCTCCAACGAGTACCCCTGCCCCGGAGCGCCGTGAAGCCGTCGTTATTGCCGATGGAGTCACGCATGAGTGAGCCGCAGTACGGGCAGGCATATCGCATGAGCGTGGGCCTGATCGAGCTGGCCACCGGGACATTCATGCTCAGTCCGCCGCTGGCCACAGGGGATTTTCGCATCTCCAAAGACTTTGGCGCGTTTGCCGATCTTGGGACACTGCCTACGGTCACGCCTGCCAACTCCGGCCAGGTCCAGGTGAGCCTGTCAGCGACGGAGATGACCGCCGCGCATCTCCTGATCGTCGCACGCGACCCGGACGGCATCTGGCAGGAGGTGCTCGTGGAGATGCACACGACGCAGATGGTCGGCAGTGATGGCGGGGTGCGCATCAGTAGTGATCCGCAGCCCGTGCTCGGGGTGAACGTGCTGGAGCTGGCGGGGGATGCCAGCAGTCCGGTCATTCTGGATCGCAGCGTGCGCACCATGGTGCGCGGCGTGGTCGCCACCGGGGCAACGGTCACGGTCATTCCGACGAGTAGCCTCACGCCCGCGGCCGTCAGCGCCAACGAGTTTGTGAGCCGCGTGGTGATTTTTGACGAGGACACGCTGACGCCCGCGCTGCGCGGTACAGCCACGGATATTACGGCTTCGACGGCGACCGGGGAACTCAGCGTGAGTACCCTCCCAGTTGCACCGGTCGAGGATGATACATTTCTTATCGTGTAGGAGGATAGGCTATGTTGCAGTATTCCGTTGCGCTTCGCAATGCTCAACTCGACGAGGTGGAGACGGTGTTAGGCGTCAGCGCGCAGCTTATCGTGCGTAGCGGGGCACCACCTGCCAACTGTGCGGCGGCGGATACCGGGACGGTCCTGGCGACGGTCTTGCTTCCCTCGGATTGGATGGCCCCAGCCGCGAATGGCTCCAAAGCCAAGAGCGGCACCTGGCAAGACCTCTCTGCCGATGGCACCGGCGTGGCCGGGCACTTTCGCATGAAGGACCAGGCCGGCACCACCTGTCACATGCAAGGGACCGTGACCGGGACCGGTGGGGGAGGCGATATGGAGGTAGACAATACTTCATTTAATACTGGTCAAAGTTTTACTATAGTGACCTTCCAAATCAACGCCGGCAACGCCTGAGCTGTAAAGGCTAACCCATGCCGCCACGCACGCGCCTGCTCGGATCTGGTCTGCCGGGGCGGGCGCGCGCCCAGGGGCGTCATGCCCAGAGCGCGCTGACGCAGGCCAGCGACAGCCTTCAGAGTACAGCGTTCCTAGAGCTCCAGGCCGCAGCAGGCCTCTCCCAGGCAGACCAGACGCTTCAGGGCTATGGGGGGATCACGCACACCGGTCTGGGCCTCGTCCAGGCCACGCAAGACTCCCAGGGCCTCCAGAGTGCGTCCTCCCTGGAACTCCAGGCAGCCGCCGCACTGACGCAAGCTGACCAGGCCTGTAGCAGCACTGCGCAGCGTGCGAGTCGCGGCCAGCTCGCCGCTGCACAGGCGCCGGACACCGTTGCCAGCAGTGCGGCACTGCCCCTCCTGGCGCACGTGCAGCAGACCCAGGCAGCCCAGACGACGCAGGCGCAGGGACAGCTCTCCTTGCGCGCCACCCTCGCCGCCCAGCAAGCCAGTGACACCCTCACCAGTAGCGGCGCAGGGGCACTTGCCGGGCTGGGCGTGGTCCTGGTCACGCAGGATGGCCAGACGCTCCAGGCGCAGGGGCAACTGTCCTCGCAGGCGACGCTTGCGAGTGTGCAGGCGAGCGATACGCTCCTGAGTACTGCCCAGCTTGCCATTGCGGCCTCCGTTGTCGCCGGGCAGGGCAGCGCTCTCCTCAGCAGTGCGGCGATCGTGCAGGCGTTGACGTCTGCAGACGTCACGCTGACCCAGGACGCCCACACCGCCCAGAGCAGCGCGCGAGTCTCGCTCCAGGCGCAGAGCACGCGCCTGCAAGCCAGTGACAGTCTTCAGGCTGCAGCAACGCTCGATCTGCGGGCGACGGTCCTGCGTATCCAGGATGCGCAGGGCAGTGCCAGTGTAGGGAGGGTTGCTCTCGCAGCCCAGTCTCTGCTGACACAAGCAGCGCAGACCAGCCAGGGCACCGCGCAGGCCGCGCTCCGCGCCCAGTTCGTCGCCCAGCAGGGCAGTGACGTGTTAGCCGCGAGCGCGGCCTTGCACGAGCATTATCGCGCCACGCTGGACCGCACGCAGGAGGAGCAGGGCCTTCAGGCTAGCGCGCGGCTGGCGATCCAGGGACAGAGTACGCGCACCCAGGACGCGCAGACGCTCCAGAGCACTGTCTCCATGGCCGAAGGCCTGCGGGCTGTGAGCATCCTGGCGCAGGATGCTCAGTCCCTGGTGGCCACCGCCGAGGGTGGCAAGGTGGGGTATGCGGCGCTGCCCCAGGCCGGCGACCGTGCGCAGAGCACCGCTGTCCTGGAGCTTCAGGGCCGCGCCGCGGCGATGCAGGGCAGCGATACGACGCAGGCCATCGGCACGCTGGCGCTGACTGGTGCCGCAGCCATCCCGGCTGCCGGGGATACCCTGGTCAGTCGTGGCGCCGTCGAGATGCAGGCGCAGCTTGCCAGCGTCCAGCAGGACCAGCGACTCATTGCCATTGGCTATGCCGTTTTGCCGCCGCCGGCGGTCGCCATCTGTGCCAGCGTGTCCCTGGCGCCACGCCTGCACGCCAGCCTGGCGCTGGCTCCCCGCCTGCGTGCAGAGCAGACCGTGCGTCCTGTGGTCGAGGCAGCGCTCGAGCTGTCGCCGACGCTCAGTGCCAGGCTGAGCGTGACGCCAGACATCGAGGCACAACCGGCGGCGCCGGCCGCACTCCACCTGGCGGAGATCACGGTGGCGCCTGTGGTGGCCGCGGCCATCACTGCCGGGCCGATCCTCGCGGCGACTGTGCAGTGCCAGCCAGTGCTCGCTGCCTCTGGCCGGCTGCGGCCGATGCTGTGTGCTCAGGGCAGGCTGCGGCCGGCGCTCGCTCTCGGCCGCATCGTGACGCAATGCGCCGAATTGGAGGTATCCTATGTCGGGGATTCTCTATGCCTTGAACGATAATATCGTGCGCGTCGAGCAGGCACACGCCATTACCGAGACCGGCGACAAGCTTTATCTCGGGGCTGGCGCGCTGGTCGAGTGTGCGCTCACCGATATGCAAGACGTGCCCATTGCCGGCGAGGTCTGGCCGCTGGTGCTGGAGTATGTGCCAGGGAGTCAGGGCGATTTTGAGGGCGTGTTGCGGGACACCCTCGAGTTGCCGCAGGTTGGCGACTGCGTCAAGGCCAGATTTACCATCGATAACGGTCCGGACCAGCGGGCAGTATTTACCACGACGTTTGTCGTCCATCAGCGCGACTGGTAAGGTGTCGCTATGCAAGTCCGAGTGACAGTGATCGCCGCCTGTCTCTACGTCGTCACCATACTGCTCTGTCTGCTCCTTCTGGGCTGTACGGGCGAGCTGTTGCAACGCTTGGAGCAGGACATCGTCGCCCTGAGAGAGCGCGTCCAGGCCAGGGAAGAGGTGAGAATTCAGGTCGCCGGGGCGACGCCGACAACGGTTGCGGGGACCCTGCAAACACCGCAGGAGCCGCATGTGTCGGTCGGGCTGCCGCCGTGCCCCCCTGCTGTCTCCACACCGGCGCTCCATCGTCAGCGTGACGCCCGTGAGTCCCTGGCCCGGAAGTGGATCAAGCACAAGCGTGGCCACAAGGGCAAACGACGTTAGGAGAGGACTATGCCAAAAAATCTCTGGAAGGCGGCGGCGCTGGGGCACCTGGTATACGAAGCGTACTGGCAGTCGTGGGGCGCGATGCCGCTGGCCTGGGAGCGCCTGCCACGCCGCGAGCGCATGGCCTGGCAACACGCCGCCTGGCAGCTCATGCAGGAAATCGGGCTGGTGCCGAGAACCTCGCGCCACCCGCAGGCGCGTACCAGTGCCTCTGAGCAGCAGAGCGAGATCTCCTCCGCCCGTAACTCTTGCACATCATTTGGTGTCTCGCGTGTCCGAAGGCTCTCTGGTCCATAGAGCGCCAGCACCGCCTGTGCGGCGGCCTCCCAACGGGCCTGGGCCGGGGCCGAGAGGTCGCGCCACGCCTCCGCATACGGCAGGGTGGCGCGGTACGCCGCGTAACAGATCTGGCCGGGGGGGAGGTCAGGCATCATCGTCCGGGCCCTCCCCGTCGAGGCAGCGGTCAATCTGCTCCAACTCGTGGCAGCGGTCGCAGCGGTCGCCCTCGCCCACGAGGCTGGCACAGTCACAGGCCAGCGCGGCGGTGGCACGGCGCGTGGTTAGGAGGGCGGTCCGTTCCGCAGGGGTGAGGTCAGGCATGGGATGGGTCCTCCGGGGCGGGCACGGCCCAGAGGCGCCGGGCCAGGGTGGCCACGAGCGCCGGCGGCTCGTAGACCAGGCGCAGGCACCTGGCATCCGCCCAGGGCGCCAGGACGAGCTTTTTGCGCACCAGGGCATCGACAATCTGCAAGGGTTTCAGGCTCAAGGACGGCGTCCGGCCCTGGAGCATGGCGGTGAGCATCCGGCGTTGCGCCGGGGTGAGGCGCCGGAGCGCCGCC